GTCCATTAAGGTACTTGCAGTTTTCAATTCATCTGCATTATTTCCTAATCCTGTGTTGTCTTTTATTCCTAATAACATCGGAGAAATTATTCTGTGGCTAACCATTATCTTCTTCATAGACTCATCAGACAAAAATTGATACTGATTGTGAGCATCTGACAATTGAACAGGTGTAATACTAGAGGCTGATTCTGCATTTTCATTAAATGAAAGTATAAATTTACCTGCATTACTAGAGCCACTAAACTTCTGCTGAATAGACGTTTCTATGTTACTTCTTTCTTCCTCATTCGGTACACCATTATTAAAATTTATCAACATGCTAGGTGCTAAACCTTGCATAATATTGTTTAAATGGTAATTCGATATTTCTTCTTCTAATTCTGAGTACTGTAACCCCCCTTGATAGTCAACAGGCGAGTAATAATAATGCCCTGCAACGTATGGTCTAACGTAAAGAATTTCTATGCTCTCTTTTGATGTTCCATAAGCAGGAATTCGTTCTAATTCTTCATTTGGTTTAATATCTGACCAATCTGAACAATAATAAAAACCTTTAATTTCTCCATCATCTTTATCTGCAACTTCCATTGCTAAAGTCTCAACAGGCAAATGTCCAACTTTCATTATTCTAGTATGCTTCTTGTCATACACCACTTGGATAGCACATTGACCCATTAATTTTAAATCATACGAAAGTTTCCTCACACAATCGTCTGTAAATAAAGACATCATTTGTGCATATTCCTCTGGATGCTTATTTGAATCTGTGGCATCTAATCCTTTACCAAATACCATCTGAGAAACTCCATTTATAATCGCATTGTTTGTTGGACTGCCTGTATACCTATCTATTAAATACTGAAAATAAGAATTTTTCTCTCCGTAAGTAACATAATCTTGATTTCTTTTAACCTCTATAACTGGAGACGTATAAGCGTTCAAGTTTACTAACTTTATTGCTCCATTGGATTTATTTTTTGCCATTATTCTAATATTATGTATTCATTTGTACTAATTACAGGTGTAAATAACCCTTCATTTGCATTATATTTATCATTTTCTGCTTGATTTATTGTCTGATTAGTAACAAAAAAAGTCTCTCTTGTCAATAATGTGTCTAAATCTGAAATAGTTACCTCATAATAGTTACCATTTACTAATTTATTTGTGCTTTTAAACGCATCTGTTAGTGTTATTTTGATGTAATTTTGGTCATTTGTCCAATTTACCAACTGAGTAAACACTTTATTTGTGCTTTTAGATCTGGTTTGCAATGTTATCTGCGTATTCAAAGGAGTTTTCGGTCTAAAAATAAACTTAATATCTTGGTTTCCTGTGGGTGTTACTATCTTCATACTTATATAACGTATAATTTAACTTAGTTGTCTTGTAAATATTCAAAAAAAAAGCACCCTAAATTAATAGAGTGCCTTAAATATACTATAAAAACGTATTTTAAACCGTTCTTATGGGTTTATTTGGTTTGGTGATACTGTAACCCCTGTACTTGCAATGTCTCCTGCAATAAAGTTAGCAGGTTTTTTCTCCATTCCTTGTAAAGTAAGTGTATATCCACTTAAATCTCCCATTGCTGCTCCTGTTACTATTGTTCCACCATTAACATCCATCCCATATTCTAATCCTGCAACGAATAAATTACCATTGTTGTCCTCTACTATTGCGTGAGGTCTTGCAACTGCTAATAATGCAATTTGGTCATTAGTTTCGTAGTCTAATTTGTGAAAAGTAAGGTTTAATATTTGGTCATAAAATGTAGTACCATTATCTCTGCTTGAAGTGATAGTCTGGTCAAATGACGATGTTCCTTTAAGGTCATATTCATAAACTGTACCACTTGCAAAAGATGTAATCTGTGCTGATGTTGAAGGGTTGGCATATGTAACTGTACCTAAACTCCCAAAATCTGCAAAGTAAACTTTTGTAAGACCACCTACTGAGTCTTTACAAGGCTCTACTCTACCCTCTGTTAATAAACAAGCCATATCTTATTTTGTGTTTAAAAAAAAGGGTGCTAGGATATACCTAAGACACCCCTTTGATTTTGATTAATTATTATCCTTTGTAAAGAACGATGTCAGACCCTATTCCGAACTGAACACCTGCTGTAAATCTCATTACAACTCTTACATTTTGCGACCCATCAAGGTCAGCCATATCAATCACTTTTACAACATTTGTGTCATTTAATAGACCTGTTCCAAAGTATAAATTTGATTTCTGTGCAGCAACCATTTCGTTAGCACCTAATCCGTTTGTTACGAATACCTTGATACCATCAAAAGTTAATGCTTGGTTTCCATACCATTGAGTACCTTTATTATCTGTACCTTGTGCTCCACCTGTTAGAAGTGAAAATCCACCCAATGCTCTCACGTATGCTCTTGCAATATTCTGTGATACATAGATATATAAATCTTCTTTTCCGTAAACTGATGTTGGTATATCATCTACTAATCTACCCATCTCAGCAATTACATTTGCTGCTGTAATAGCAACAGGTAAAGATGTTTCAATTACTCCAGATCCTGCTACTTGGAATGCAGGAACTAAACCTAAGAAAGAATCTGCACCTGCAGCACCTTGCCATATTTTATTCTCAATAAATTGTGCTACCTCTGCACTAGAATGTGCAATTAAGAAATCACTAAATTTAGGAGGCAAATTGTCAAATGCTGAATACCCCATAGAAACTGCACCCCAATCATTTTGGAATTGCTCCTTACATAAAACCATATTCTGTTGAAATGGTAGAGGCTCTAATATTCTTTCTCCTAGTGTAATATCTGCAGTATCAACAAAATCACAAGATGCACTTCTAATAGAATCTACATTTGAGAAAGTTGAAATTACCTGCTTAAATTTAACGTTTGGTTTAATAGTGATACCACCATTGTCCAATGTTACTCCAGAAAATAATGCTGCTGCAATATATTCTCCTGCCCATTCCCCTGCATACGTAGGTGTATTCGCTGCGTGAGCAGGTTGTGGTTGTGCTAATTTTGCGTTGTACTTTGCCATTTTTTTATCTTATTTAATTTTTGAAATGTGAGACATAATTCTATCTATTGTAGAAGAACTGCCATTATTTTTACCTAATTTGAATTTTACTACGTTTTGTGCTTCCCTGTTTGGATTGTGTTTAAACAGTTTAGTTTCTTCTAATTCTTCTTTTACTACAAAAGCATCGTCTTCTTCTTTGCCCTCGTTCATTTTTGCTTCAACTTTAGAAACCATTTCTTTGATTTCATTTACTGCTTCTTCAAATTCTTGTTTTGATACATATCCTCCCTCGAATTCTTCTGGGTCTTGTGGACTATCATCGTCTGCAAGATTTGTGTCTTTAACATCTTCTTTGATGTCTTCTTTAGCATCTTTAATACCATCTTTGTAACCCTCTTCTTCGGCTTCTGGAATAGATTCCATATCTATCTTTCCAATCTTTCCAACTTCTCCTACTACTAAAATACGACCATCTTCCAACTCATATTCGCCTACAGGCAATGGAACTCTGTCATCTTCAGTAACAATAAAAACTGAATTACCCTCAGAAAATTCGTCTGCTTCTAATACAGTTCCGTTTGCAAGTTTCATAGATGCTAACTTTACATCTACTTCTGCCTTGGTCAAGAACGTATCAAAACGCTTTAAAATATCTACTGCGTTCATAAATAAAAAATTTTTATTATTAAATTAATACTCTACTATATAACTATTTACTTTCCTTAACTGTGCGTTTAAGGATTATCCTACTTTTGAAATTACTATTGTTGCTGATGTAGTTCTCTCCTCATCAACCCCTACATTACCTATATTATAATTGTATAAACCACCTTGTGTTAATCCTGCTCCTGTTGAATAGTCATCATCCCTCAACATAAAAACTTGAAAAATACCATCATCAACTGAGGTTACTTCAAATTTAACATTAAATTCTATTGGATTTATTGATGCAAAGTTAGGCAGGTTTATTGCCTTTACCCCTCCTAAAATTGCTCCGTATTGGTCTGCTCTAAACCCTAATACACAAGCACCTCCATCTCCTGCAGTTCCTTGTCTTGCTGCTGTTAATTGAACTCTTGCAGTATAAACTCCAAATTCAGTAATCTCAACATCTCCATTTGTTCTAATTGTAACACCCCCTGCTGATTGTTCAACTGATGAATAGGTAACTTTTTGCCAAACATTATTCGCTACTGTAAAAGGTTGGTCATTATAATTAAACGATTCAACTAAAATCTGAGTTTTTTCTTCAAATTTACTTGCTAAAATTTTACTTGTTACATTGTTTTGTACAATAGGAATTACATCCGTTGCTGTTACTGTTGTTACTTCTGGTAATTCTGTGATTGTTTTGTTACTCATTTCGTTTTATATTAAGTCCAAATTATTTTAAATATTTCTCCTGTTGCTGTTGTGCCTAGAATAAATACACTTGCTAGATCTGGTGCTAATGGCTCTGTTGTCAATAAATTCTGTAATCTAGAATTTGTGCCTTGTGTTCTGCTAATTCCTTGATTCCATAAATAACCCTCACAACATTCATTTGCATAAGTTTCTCCATCTGTACATAAACATGCAGGTTTTCTTCTACTAACACCCCATATTGGATTTTGATTTGGACTATTTTTCCCCATTATTTTCTTTTAATTGGTACACAATTTGGTACTTCTTTTCCTTTAAGTGGCTTCATACCTATTTGCTCATATCCCTCCAAACAAGGCTTCTTAAATTTGAATTCATTTATCTTTCTAAATAATTCTTCTAAAGTGCTTAATGCTATTTCTTCTTCACTTAGATGTTCCTTACCCAATCCATTTGGGTTTTTATTCTGAGCCTTATCTGCAAAAAATCCTTCTATTGAAAATCCTTTTACCTTACCTGTCTTTACATAATCCTGCCAAATATCTTCATTGTCAACCTTGACTGCACCCATCCAAGTTCCTACAGGAACAGACATATTATATAATCTTGACTTATCTTTTACCTCATCTTCTACAATCCAAGACTCTACTAGACTTAATCCAAAGATTTTACTTTGGTGTTCTAAGGTGCTATTACCTTGCTTACCATTTTTCAGAAACATTTGAGCAGCCTTATTT